CATTCGAGCATAAATGAACCTTGAATGAAGTTAAACCAAAGGTGCATTTTTTCTTCGTTGTTACCTTGTGCCATAAGTTGGGGTAAAGAATTATAATGCAATTTAGTTTGATCTAAGTTCGCAACAATCCAACCTTCGCTTGAAGCGGGAGTCGGTGCGTCCGGCACTTCAATAAAAGAAAGCCCGGAACCTTGCGCGGCTTCGTTCAAAGCAACCTTCAACGGCTTGTCACTTGAAGCAAGAAGTGAGTTGTAAACTTGCTTAGTGGTAGAACCGTAAAGAAGAACAATTTTGTTACCAGAAATTTGTTTCGCTTTTGCAATTGTAGATTGCATGTGCGCGTACAAAAGTCTTGCGCGGTCGGTAGCACTAACGTTTGAAATTGCGGTTTCAAGAGTGTAGTTAGGGTCGGCGGACCAAAAAAGACCGTTGTTAAAAACGTTACTTCCGCTTGTCCCTTCACCTGTCATAAAAATTTCGTCGGCTTGAACTTGGTGTTCGTCCAAAACTTGTGTGACAACTTCCTCAACCCCTTGACGGTCTTGGAATTGGGAAATTAAAAACTGGTTAGCGCGGAAGTAAGACTTGAAAGTCTTTTTGCCTTCCATAACACTAATTGATTTTATGTGGCTATCTTTCGGCGTTATAATGTCGCCGCGAATGTCGCCAACGGCTTGAACTCTTCTAAACTCACGCTTCCCAACTTCTTGCGCGTATTGTTGCGACTTACTCAAGAATAGAGGGTAAATAGGTTGGTAAACGGGAGTGTAGTCACTCATAAACTCTTCTACGGTCCTTAGTGCAATTTTATTTGTCATGGTGTATATTCCTTTTTCCTTAAAGTTATTTGTTTAAAAATTTTTGCATTTTACCGGGAACTTTCGCACTCGGTTTCTTAACTGGTTTTTGTATAGGCGTCGAGGGTGCCTCAACTATTCCGGCGTCGTCAGATTCAGAGTCCAAGTCACCCGTCCTTGCGTTATCGGAGTCAACCCCTAACGCAAGTTCTTCGTTGAGAACACCCTCAACTAAATCGGTTTCAATCTTTTTTTGCTTTTTCTTTTTTGCCATTATAGACCGCCTACCATGTCAACATAAGCCGCATAACATTCGAAGGCACCCGTTGTTGGGTTAACCGCTTCAAGTACGCCGGACGCATAAACTCCGCCCGTAGCTTCGTCGTCTTCGCAAGCTTCCCCAGTGTCGGCGTCAACTTCAACCGCCGCACCAACTTCAACCCAAGAAAAAGCGTCAACGCCGTTTTCCAAGTTGTCTTCGGCGAAGTCGTCTTGAACTACGTCTTCGTCACCTTCGGAAATTTCAACCTCAATAAGCGCATGCGCTTCGGCGTTGGCTTCAATCGCGGCTTTAATTTGTGCCGCCGTTGAACCCGTTTCGCTTGTGTCGTCCATTCCAACTTCGATTGATAACCCGTCAACGGAAACGGTAACCGCACCCGCGCCTTGGTCAACAAAAGTTATTGAAATGTCATGTCCTAAAGTTCCTCGAAGAGTTTTAGCCGTAAAAGTAAGTTCGGCTTTTACTAAAGAAGCAAAAACGTTGTCGTCTTGTAAACGCAAAGGAACTTTTTTACCCGTTCTAAGAACGGCGCATTTTTCCGTGTCGCTTAAAGAACCGCCTAGTGAAACACCAAGAAAGGAACCCGCCGCACCGCCTAGGGCAATAACGCCGTCACTTCCCCTCTTAACCGCAAGACCCGCTTTACATACGGCGGGATCACCCGGTTCAAAAGAAATGTCTTTTATGTTCGACCCGGTTGAACCGAGTAGAACTTTGTTTGCGTCGTGATTAGTCATGTTTACAACCCGCCGGGGAAGTCAATAAGTGCAACGCCCACGCTTCCGGTTGCGGTTGTCGCACCTTCAACAATGCCGCCCGTTGCACCCGAACCGCCTAAGCGTCCGGTTGCATAAACCGCGTTTACATAACGGTGACCCGAACCGTTCGAATAAGCCATTCCTAAACCCGTGTCGTCTTCGATACAAACTTGCGCACCGATTGTTGGGTTAAAACTTGTTTTTAATTGCAAAGGAACTTTTAAACCTTTGTGACAAACAACCGTGCGACCAAGGTCGCTAAGGTCTTTACCTAAAGAAACTCCGATCAATGAACCTTCGCTTGTGTCCGTTGATACCGTACCGTCGGACTCTAAAACCGTAGCAAGTCCCGCCGCTACTTGAGTTCCGCCATGACTTGCATAGTTCGAAACTTCGCGAATAGAGGAACCCGTTGAACCCATGAGGGCTAAATCTTCGTTGTGCATTCTTTATACTCCTTTTTCACCCAAATGGGTTTTTTTAGAAACATTCATTAATTTTTCTTTGTAAGCGTTTTCAACTTTATTTCCACTATGGTAACCGGAAGACGCTTTGCCTAACTCTTCCGCTTTTTTTAGTTTCTTTACCATTTCGATAGCGGGTTCAAAAATGTTTTCAAAAACGGCGGCGGCTTTTTCTTCCCTTCCATTCTTTGACAACTTTAAGAAGTCGTCAATTTGTACTTTATGCGAAGCCGTCAAAAGGTCGAGGTTAGCTTGAACCGCAAAAAAGTTTTTAATCATAGAAGACTTTACCGCGTTCGCTTTTTCAATTGCCGAGTCGTATTTTTCTTTTTCCGCTTCAACTAACATGCCCTCGAAGTCACTAGGTAAAATGTCTTTATTGGTTTTCAAGAACTCGGTTGCGGACAAATTAAACTTTAGCGCACTTTCTAAATCTTTAGTCTTTACGCCGTCTTTTTCTTTTGCTTCCCGTGCTTTACGGGCTTTGTCGTCTAAGTCATCCTCGTCTTTAGGCGGGTCTTCTTTAGGCGGGTCCTTGGGTTTCGAAAGTTCTTCAACTTTCTTTTTTAACCCGTCGTTTTCGTCTTTCGCGGCTTTCAACGCTTTTAATTCGTCTTCGCTTATTTCAGGCATGGTGTTGACTCCTTGTTAAATTGCAATCTCATCTTCTAAAAATAATTCGTCTTCGTCTACTAAAATTCGCATTCCACAACGGCAACCCGGTCGGTCGCCCGGTGCTTCACCTTTACCAAGCCAAAAACGTTTTCCATAGTTGAGTTGGTGCAAAGGGTCCGCGACTTCCGCGCTTGACGGAAGCCATTCGTAACGTTCACCCCTATAAACTTTTTTTACTTCACTTGTAACTTCTTGAACCGATGCGTTTTGAATTCGTTGCACCATTTGCCTTTTGCCGTTAAGTACGTCTTCGAGTGCTTCGGTCTTTGTTGCACCCTCTTTTATTTCTTTTTTGTAAGCTTTTTTATAGTCCTTAATAACTTTGATAGCGACTTTTTCAACCGCTTTCTTCGATAGAACCCCGCTTTCTGAAAGCATGTTAACGGTTGCACGGTTAAGCGTAAGGTCTTTAGTAACTAACCTTTCGACAAGTTTTTTAGGTGCAACCTTTCTTGCTATTTCAGAGGGTAAGTAAGTTATGGCCATTGTTAGTTATTCCTTTGTCCTTGCGGCGGTCTAACAATGGGTTGCGGGGTGAACGGGAGTTCAACCTCTTCGTCTTCGTCTTCTTTTTCTTGTTTAGCTAAAGCCTTTTTTTCCGCTTCGGGGTCCAAGTCAAAAACACGCGCAATAATTTCTTTCTTACTTTCCCGACTCATGTTTTCGTCGGAAACTAGATCAAACGTTTTTAGTACGTCTAAAGCGGTTGTCATTTGTCTAAAGTCTTGTGACTTGAATTCAGTTTCAATTTGGAAGAGGGCTTTAAAAACGGGTTGAATAATAGAAACAAAATATTGCTTCAAACCGCGTTCAACCGCACGCATGTCGTTTTCGCCGCTTGCACCAATGCCGCCCGTTTGTAAACCCGTGACGTAAGCAATCGGGAGTGCAAGAACGAAAGCTTTTTTTGAGTCTAAAAAGCCTATCGCTTTTTCACTCGTTGACGTGTCCGGCGTTGCCGTTTCAATGGTGTCTTTTTGATCTAGTAAAACGTCGTTGCCATTTCGTAAAGCTTCCGCGATTGACTTCGCTTGGTTTATTGCAACGTCGGCGTCAACAAGTGCCGTTGACATTCTTAGTTCACTAATTTTTATTTGTAGGGCTTTAGAAATGTTTAGTTTTTTGTTTAGTCCTGAAAGAACGCAATACTCGAACTCGGAATAAATTCTTAACATTTCCGTTCGTCGGTATTTCGTAAACGAAACGTATACACCTTTAGGGCTTTCACCTTTTTCTTTGTAGTCTTTGCGAATTTCTTCTTGTTCTTTATGTGTCGCTCTTCTTACCATGCTGATACTTGGAACAAAAACAATGAATAAATCTTTTGCATGTGTCATTGCGTCCGCAAGTAAAGTCACTAAACCTTCGCTTGTTTCACTTTGCAAGCAATTGTCCCAAAGCGCGGGTTGGTATTTTTCAGTTAAGCCGTGCGCACGTTCAACCGTGTCCGTTAAAATTTTATGATAGGTTGAAAGAATGTCGGAATTTATAAACGTGGTTTTGTTAACCGCTAAAGGGTAAATTTCTGGAATTTCCGAACTTGAAACCGTACCCGAACTTTTTGAACCAAAGGTAAATATTTTTGACAAGTCCATTATTCGCCTTTTAGAGGTTGGTCAACTAAAAAAGGTTTTTCTTTTTCTTCGGGTTGAACTTCTTTAGACGCTAACCAATTTTTAACGGCGGTGTTAAAAGCCCTTTGACTGTCAAGGTAAAGCTTTCTTGCTATTTCTTTTTCTTTGTTCCAAATGTCGGATTGCAAGTTTGATTTTTCAAAACGGAAATAGTTTTCGCGGTGTTTTATTGCGGCGGCTTTAACTTCGTCCGGTGCGTTTTCGAATTCAAACGCTAACGCTAAGTCCTTGTCCATTGCTTCCCCTCGTTGCTATCTTTCGCGCACTAACCCAACCCAACCCAAAAGACTTGCAAGTGAGTCCGGCGCGTCGTCGTTCTTTACCCCGTATTCGTACCCGGTGACTTGGTTAAGGTAAGCACGGTCTGAATTTTTTGCAAGCCAAATTAAATGCGCGTAGGCACCCGCATTCATTATTCGACTATGTTTGTGCGTCGTACTCTTCTTGCCAACGACTCCAATACCTTCCGGTAACGCTTGGCGTAACATGATTATTGGTTGGTCACCTAAAGAATTCGTTTCGAAAGCAACTCTTTTGACATTGCACGCAACAAGTTCCTTGACTATGTCGTCAATGCAATGGTTCCAAGCCCTCTTCCAAACGCGTCCTTTGACCGCAAGACCGTCGAAGTAAGACTTTGCGATAGTTAGGGCGGTAAAGTCACCGCCTTCGAATGAAGGGTCTATAAACGCAATTGCGGTTCCGTTCTTAGGAAATGCGTCAACGTAGTTCACCCGTTCGAATGGTGCGGCGGTTTCTGATATAACTTTTAAGTGATATGACGCACTAATCGACTCATGAGACACGCCCGCAAGTTCGAGGGCAAGTAAATCAATTTCTAATTCAGGTATGGCACCGTAAGGAACTTCTAACTTTTTTAGTAAGGGTCGAAGGTCCGCGTAAAGGTCGGCTTTATGCGCGGGTTGCCCTATAACTAAAACGTTTTGCGTTCGCTTTAAAAGTTCCGAGTATTTCTTTCTTGCAAGTGCGCGGGTGCTTTCGCTTGAGTCGTCTTCTGTGACAACGTCTTCCATTATTGCACGCTTTGGGTGTCTTCCCCGTAAAGACGCCGCTCTTATTGTTAGGGTTGAAAGTGAAGACTCTTTACCAAGTAAACCCGCAACCCTGATTAGTTTTGAATTTTGTTTTTCTAGGGCAACACCATTCTTGCGTAAAGCTTCCGCGACTTCGCGAACAATGTCCGCGTTTCGTTCACTAGATTTTGTCATAAGTAAATTAGTCGAATTAGTCGGGTCTAAGTAAATGTCATACGCAACACCCATGATAGTAACGTAGTCCGTTTTTCCGTAACCGGGTGCGCCTAGTAAAAGCCTTGGTTCCGTTTCAAACATTCCAAAGCGATACATCTCTTCTTGCTTCGGGTAAGGTGCCGGGTAGTCCGCGTCTTCGCAAAATTGCTTGAACGTTTTCTTTGCGTCTTTTTCGTTAGGGTTCGCACCCGGAACAATGTTGTAAGTATCGCGCCATTCTTGCGGTTGTCGGTTCTTTAACCAAAAGATTGCGGCGGTTGTGTCCGGCGGGTAGTGCTTAATAGTCTTTACTCTTCGCACGTTTCCTTGAAAGAAAAATATTTTTTCCTCTTCGCATGTGTAACCCGTTGCCCGACGGAATAAAGACGCCTTTACTAATTCGTCGGAAGAGTCTTTCGCCTCTTTTAAGGCGTGGCAAAAATCGGTAAGTTTTCCCCGCCAACGTTGAAGGGTTCTAGGGTGAATTGCGAGTATTTCAGAAATTTCAACAATGGTCATGCCCTTAGCTTGAAGCTTTACCGCTTGTTGTTTTTTTTCTTCGCTTAGTTTTGTAGGACGACCCTTTTGCTTTTTCTTTGTTGCCACGTTTTCCCCTCAAGAATTTAAACTAAGGGGAATTTTTAATTAAGACAAGTCATGATTTTATTTTAGGCGGGTTAGTGCAAGCTTTATGAGTTTTGTCGTGTTGCCTTCGCAATGCTTTTTGGCAAGGGCTTTAATTTCCTTGCGCTCTTTTTCAGTAACTTTAAAGTTCATTATTCTTTTAGGCTTTACGATAACAATTTTTTTCTTGGCTTTCTTTTTGCTTCCCATGTCGGAAAGACTTACGTTCTTTGAAAGCTTTAGGCAAGCTTTTATTTTTGATTTTTAACTAAATGCAAAAAATGGTCTAACGAAATACACGCTAAGGCTTCTTTGTTGTCACCTTTAGTGACTAAAACCCTAACGCCGCCCTCAATCGGGTCAACCTCAACTTCGTCGATAGCTGAAAGTGAAGCGTATTTTTTCCCGCGCTTACATTGCACTAAATAAGGTCCAACGTTATCGAGGTCAATTCCAATGCACTCACCTTTTTGGTATTCGAGTTTTCTTTTTGCTTCGGGGTAAATACTTCTAAACTGGATTGCAACCCAACGTTCAAAACTATGACCTTTTGTCCGGGACATCTTTCCCATTTGTTCCCCTTTACTTTTTAAAATGTTTTCGAAGTCTTCAACTTTTTTTTCGCTTGGAAAAATTTCGCCGCTTTCCCAACGTTGGAAAGTGCGCAAAGTAACACCAAACGCTTGTGCGGCTTCGCGCTGATTAAGGTCATATTTTTTCCTAGTTTTTTCTAAATTTAAAGGTGAATAAATCATAGTTTTTCCCGTGTGACTGTGACCCCTATAAACTCATATACCCTATAGAATTCTAAAATACTAGTATTTTTATATTCTATACTTTTACGACATTCTACTATTCTATAACTTATTAATAGACTAAAAAGAGTCACAATAGTCACTTAGTAGTTAAATAAACGAAAACACTAAATTTTTTTGTGACTTTACATGGGTCATTTAGGGGTCAAAAAGGGGTCAACCTTTGGTGTTTTGCCAAAATTCTTTCAAAAAAATGTCATATTTTTGCCCTCAAAAACGCCGTAAAAAAAAGTCATGTCATATGACAAAAACCCGTCAAAAGTGACATTCACCCCATTTTTGACCCTCAAAAAACACCCTAAAAGGACCTTAAAAACACCAAATGTCACATAAAAGCCTGAATTGAACACCAAAATATGACATTTCAAAATTCAAAATGACGTAAAAAGTGCCCTCAAACCGTCTCAATGTGACATTTAAAGAGGTTTTTTAAATTTTTCTAAACCCGAAAACTTTGAATTTTACCAACTTTTTAGCCCGTGACTCCTTTTTAAGCCAAAAAATGACCTCTAAAACGTCCGCCGATACCCCTTTAAATCAAGTTGAAAGCCTTTTTGACCCCTAAAAATGTCATATTTTAGCCCTCTAAAACTTTTAAAAGACGACATTCTTGCAATAACCCAAGCGGTTTGATATACTAGTTAAAAGGAAGGTGACAAATGAAAAATAAAATACTAATAGCTTTACTAAGTTTAGGCTTTACCGCTTGCGCCACTAGGGTCATTTCTTACGAATTTATTTACCCGGCGGCAAGAAACAAGGAACAAATTGAAGCTGATAGAAGAACTTGCGCCGTAGTTCACCGTAGTATGTTTAGGCAATGTTATTTTAACTTAGGTTACTTAGAGGTTCGGTCGGACCAAGTTGACGCCGAACTTTCTAAAAGAGGTTTACAAAGAGGTATACCCTGAAAAAATTAAAAGTTAACGAAAGCTCTTTAACATTCGCCGCAAAGCTTTTAGGTAAAAAAGGCGGGAAGAAAAAGTCAAAGGTCAAAGCTAAAGCCGCAAGGGAAAACGGTAAACTTGGCGGAAGACCAAAAAAGGAAGAAAAAGACTTAAAGTGCCCTAACTGTTTTTCACCTTGGAACTTAGACGAATGTTTTTCATGTGGTTTTGAAAACATGGGTTTTGATAACGGGGGCTTCTACAAATGAAAACCAAAGTAAAAGCCGTTTACGTCGGACAAAGGCGTTATTCCGACTCAACTCTTATGGGTGCATTTTTAGTTGAGGGCGAAAAAAATTTAACCTTTTTTAAAAAAGTAAAGTTCGGCGAAATAGGGCGGCTTTACTACTTAATTAAAGAGGGCGAAAACCTTACAACGCCTATTTACCCGGAACCCGTTGACGAAAACATGACGGTTGAAGAGACTAGGGAAGTTAAAGGTTGGATTGCTTTAGAGTGCAAAGACAAAAATTTATCAAGACGAATTCGTTTACAAAAGAAAGCGTCTAGGAATGAAGACCTTCAAAGAATGGTGAACCAACTAAAAAGGTTTTGTAAAGACATGACGTATTTTGAAACTAAAGAAGTCATTGAATTTTTAATTGAAGAGGTAACGAAAAAATGAAACTCTTTGGAATACTTTTTGGCCTTTTAACTAGAAACGTTTCGCGTTGCCATTCAAGCCACGACACTATTATTTCAGGGCACATAAACGGACAACTAAAATATTTTTATGAGTGCGGGACTTGCGAAGTTCCGCACGAAATAATTAGAAAACTTTGGAACTCCAAAAAAGAAGAGGTTAAAAAATGAACATGGTTCTTTACTTTATTCCGCAAGACAAAATATTTTTGTGTTTTCCTTTTATATTGCACAAAGACAACCCCGCGCTTCCCAAGGTATCATTTACACGGGCTATTTTAACGAAAAACTTTTTGCGGAAAACTACATTTATTTAGGTGACCTTTGAACGTCCGAAAACCCTTTAACCGTTATAACCCCGAACTTCCTAAAGCACAAAGACGCGCTATAAAAAGAGTCTATAAAGCCTTACACAACATTTACTTTTTTGAGTTCGTCGTAAACACCAAGGGTCAAGTCTGTATTAGAACTATGACTCGAAGTTGGGGAAGTTATTGTTGCAAGAATTTAGTTGTAGGTAAGCGCGGCGGTTTGATATATAACAACAAAAGAATAATCCTCAAAAGTTGGTTGGAAAAATGAAGTTTAGAGTTTTTACCGTTAAGTTTTTTAAAAACTATCCTCTTTATAACTATGGTATTGTTTTCCATAAGTGCCGCGCGTGTTCGCACATTGATTTTTGTTTTTCAAAATACATCTTTAGGATTATTTTTTACTAACAGAAACCCAACGCTTGCCTTCCCGCGTGTGAACTCTTGAATAGCCCGCCTTCCTTAAAACGTTAGCCGCCGAAATACGGTTACTTTGTGTCTTTTGGAATGTCGAAAAAGGTCCAATGTTAAAAAGGTCATTTATGGCAATCTTTTTTATGTCTATGTTTCTTTCTTTTTCGGGTAAACCCAACCAATTTAAAAACAGGTCTTGCATTTCGTCGCCGTCGGTTTCAACCCTTCTTGTTTCTTGTATCCTTTCACTTTGAATTTTAGCTTCACCGCTAAGCCACAAAGGTTCATTAGCAAAATCATAAATGAATTTACTTTCCGCTAAGAGTTGAAGCCTATCTTTTTCTAGTTGTTCGAATTCGCAAGCCATAACTTTAACGGGCCAAAATCTACGGTTACCCGCCGAGTCTTGCAAGTAGTCCATTTTGTCGGTTGTTCCTAAGAAGACGCATTGCCTAGGTAAATCAACCCTACGCTTGCCATAAGGCGGACGCACTTTGTCTACTTGTCGAGTTATAAAAGCTTTTGCGGCTTCAAGTTGTGACCTATAAATAGAAGAAAGTTCGCCCATTTCGACAAGCCAAACGCCTTGCAAGTTTAGTGCGGCGTCTTTGTCTGAAAGGTCCGGTAAGCCGTCCATAAACCATTCAGGGCCAACAATGATTTTACCAAAAGAACTTTTTCCAATTCCTTGCGTGCCCTCTAAAACGGGTAAGTGATCGAACTTCGAACCGGGTTCGTAAATTCTTGTTATGAGGGCTAAGAAAAATTTCCTAGAAACTTCGGACAAATAAGGTTCCGGCATTCTTGCGTTTAAGTAAGTCTTAAAAGCTTTACTAACCCTTTCAACCCCGTCCCACTCAAGGCTCTCTAAAAATTCTTTAACCGGGTGAAATTCATTTTGTGAAGTTATAAATAAAAACGCCTCTTCAATGGTGTTAACATTTACTTCCAAATTAAAACTTTGAATAAGCCAGTTCTTAACTTCGAGTGCGTCTTCCATTCCGCTTGAACGCTTGCGACCTTTCTTGTAACCCCAAGGCGTGTCGCAACCGAAAAAGTCTTCGTTAGAAAAAAGGTTTCTTTTTAAAAGGTTATGCCCGACTTTGTTTTGAAGTATTGTTAAAACGTTGTGGAATGTTGAACGAAGTTTTCCTTGTTCGGTTTTGTCCAACACTAACATTTTTTCTTCAACGTCAACTTCTTTGGATATTTCTTCGTCTTCAAAAATTTCTTCGACTTCGTCAAAAATAATTTCCCTTACTTTTTTCTTAGCTTTTTTAAGCGTGTAGTTAACAAACCAATTCGCCGCCCGGTTTCGGTTTCTAGTTTTTGCATGGTCATAGGGCATTTGTGACAAGAAAAATTTCCGGTCTGTCAATAAAGAAATTATTTTTATGTCGGAAAGTTTCTTTTGAAGTAGACTCATTGTTAGACCAAAGACATAACCCGAACGGTCTTCAACGCCTTCACCCGTTCGAAGTGCGGCGAGTTGGTCTTCGCGTAAGCCTAAAAGGTTTTCGTCAACCGGGACGAAGTTAAAGACTTGGTAGTCTAAACCTTCAACGGGCGTGGTGCTTTCCTCAAAGTTGTCTTCTAACGCGCCGCTAACGTACTTTTTAACTGAAATAATAGGTAGGTTTTGACCCTCTTCACTTACCGGGTTATACCATTTATAAAGCTTCCCCGTATCCGGGTGAAGCGACCCCGGCAAAACAACTTGCCTACCTTCACTAAGTAAAGAGACTTCCCATGCCGCGCGTATCCTTATACCTTCGTTTAATTCTTTTGTTGTTAGTTCTTTTGTTTCTTTTGCCGACGGTTTACTTGACGGCATCGAAATTTTGACGAACTCTTTAGATTGCCCTTTGCGTGAGTCAACCGAAATAGGTTCCTTAGTCAAAACATAGTAGTGACAAGACCCGTTACCTCTACCGCTTAAAACTTGCGGCGCATTCTTTACTTCGGGAAAAAGTTCTAAAACTTTTTTTTCGGCTTCCAAACGGTGACGGTTTTCTTCCGATTTTATGTCAACGTCAATAACTGCAAGGTAAGCGTTTTTTATTTTTGAAACTTTGCCAAGTCTAACCCCGACGTTCATTCCTTTACGGTAAAGCTTTTTTAGTTCTACTAATTCCGTTCTTGGACCTTTTGTCCAACCCGGTAAAAGCGGGACTTTACTTTTAGGCTTCAACCAATGAATAGCAAAACCCAAGGCGTAAAGCCTTTTTACTTCTTTAAAGTCCATTTGTCCCCTTCGCAATGTCTTTAAGCGTTAAACTTCCTTTTGACAACTTTATTATTTTATAGGACGTTTCGAGTCTCGGACGCGCACGACCGCCGCACCAATGTTGGACCGCCGACTGGTTAACCCCTAGTATTTTTGAGAGTTTTTTTGTTCCGCCGTAGTCCCGAACCCATTTTTCGAATTTTGAACGCGGTTTAAAATTATTTTTCATTCACCTAAATTTTTAGGTGACTTTTAAAATAACTTCAAGTTTATTTAATTCCGATGACGCAAAATAAACTTGCACGGTTCTTCAGCCGACCGCGAAGACACCAACAAAATTCCAAAACGGCGAATTTCGCTTTAGGCGGGAACCGTGCAAGTTCCTAACTGCGCTGCATGGCCTAAAGGTTTACACCCAATGAAACACCAACTTGACGCGGTCAATTGGGTGTTAAATAGAAGAGTTAGTTATCTTGCACTTGACCCCGGACTTGGCAAAACAATTGTTGCGGCAATGGTAGCTAACGCCTTAGACGCGCACGTCTTCTATGTTTGTCCGCCTTTCTTAACTCAAAATACAGACTACGAATTTACGAAATGGACTTTCAAAAAAAAGCTTCACCTTTTACCGGACTCTATGCTTTCAAAAGAAAACACGTTGAAGGAACTAATACAAAAAATTAAAAGCGTTGAAAGAAGTGAAAACAAAATTCTAATTGTTGACGAAGCCCATAGGTTTAAGACGGCAACGACTAACCGTTCGAGTGCTTTATTTTTAAGAATACTTCCTTACTTTAACGACTGTAAAATTGTTTTTATGTCCGGCACTCCCATGCCGAACTCAAGACCCATGGAGTTATGGCCTATTTTAAAAGGTGCCGCACCCGAAGTCTTTCCAATGACAAAGTTTTCTTATGGTATTAAATATTGCGGCGGTTATAAAGACACGTTCGGTTGGAAGTTCGACGGCTTTACAAATAAGCAAGAATTCAAAGCCCGCATTTTTCGAAGGTTTATGTTAAGACAAAAAAAAGAACTTCTTAATTTACCGCCAAAACTTGAGGGCCTTTTAACAGTCGGGGAAGACATTCCGCCCGTTGTAAGTGCAATTGAAAAAAGAGTTTTAGAACACTATTCCCCTCAAGACTTAATAGAGGGTAAAATTAAAGTTTTAAACAACGTTGCCGAACTTCACCTTGCAAGTTATTTACGCTTACTAGGGGAATACAAACTAAAATACGCCCTACCTTTTATTCAAAGCCTTCTAGAAGAAACGAAAGAAAACCTTTTAATTTTTGCCGTCCACAAAAAAACCGTTGAGGGCTTAACTTTAGCCTTAAAAGACTATGACCCTCTTGTCATAACAGGCGACGTAAACAAAACAAAAAGGCAAGGCTTAGTAAATGAGTTTCAAGAAAACCCAGACCGAAGGGTCTTTATTGGGAATATACAAGCATGCGGCGTGGGCTTTACTTTAACAACAGCAACCCGCGTTTTATTTCTTGAGTTTTCTTGGGTTGACGGGGAAAACCAACAAGCAAGTGACCGTGCGCACCGGATAGGTCAAAAGTCTTCCGTTTTAGTCCAATACGTTGTACTAAAGGACTC